GCGCTTACTGTGCCTAGTTTAAAGTCAATAGATGAAGCGCATAGGAGATTGAATACTCGAACTACGTCAGCTTCAATACCTGCCAAGTTGCCTTGGTTATCTAATAATGGAACTAGAATAGAAATCTTAAAGTTAGCCATCGGTGAGATGGTGTTCTGCATATTGTTATTCGGTTCTAAATAAGGGTCGTTTGGGGTAACGATGACTGAGTTAGGGATAGGGCTGGCAGGTGGGAATGAGAACACCTGGTACATAGAGTTATCTACGAGAGCCTCTGCAATAGTAGAACGAAGATTAGTTATGGCTGTCATTAGCCGACCATGCTGTTAGGGTCTAGGTATGGCGCTAAGAGCCCACGAACGCGTGATAAGAGCTGAGATGACATTGCATAGAATGAACCCATTGATCCATCGGGAGCCATGCCATTACCTGAGTTAGCCTGACGAGCTTGCCAGATAGATTCAGACACCATGAGAGCGGCTTCCTGAATAGCTGGGATAGTTGAAGGGTCGAGGTAAGTCTCTCCCGCTACTGTACCGAAAGGGTTAACTGGATGGTAAGGCGCAGCTGTGTTGTTATTGCCAGAGATAGCGTAAGTGATTGAATACTCTCCAACGCTGGTAATGGTCTTATTGCCATTGTGCTTTGAGCCATTGCCTGAGATAACTACAGTCTGACCAATGTAAAAGGTAGTCTGCACGTTCTCGTCAAAGTAGAGAGTGCCTGTAGTTGTTGTATTGCTATGAGCCACATTGAAAGTAGAGTTATTCCAAATGAAAGGGAGTAGAACATTATCCGCAGCATCGCACACTTCCTGAAGTGTAGAGTCTGCATACAAAGAGCCAACGCCAAGGGCTGCCTTAAGCTCGGCAACTGTGCATAGTGACATCTTTATATCCTTTCATAAGAGCTGGGAGCGAGAAGGGCACTCGCCCCCAGCCGTTCTAATGGTTCGCTAGATTAAGCGAGGTTGAAGCGACGGATACCCGCGCCTGCTGCCTTGGCGTGAATTGCGAGGTAGCCGTACATGTTAATCTCAATCTCGCCAGAAGTTAGGACATTAAGTCTCAAATTCGTGACAGGGCTTTCCCAAACATAGACGCTGTTAGGCGCTACGAGGAATGCTGACTCGTCAACGATTCCTGAGACTGCGATGTTGTGATCGACCACGAGGTCTGCACCGAGTACGCGACCAACTGTAGAGTTGATAGATGCGTTACCCTGTGCGTTCATTGGTGACTCTGCGTTGAAGAGCGCTCGTCCAGTTGTATCGGCGTATCCAAGGATGGCTGACCACTGATCTGTAGATGCTACGAGCTTGTTAGCGTAATCGCCACCTGTTGCCTTGTAAGCTGCAGGAGCCTGTGTAGCGATGAATGACTGGAGACCAGCCGCTGTCGCTGCAACGCCTGTTGCCGCTGTACCTGCGCTTGTAAAGTAAGCCAAGAGAGCGTTATCCGTAGCCTTCTCGTAGCCCTTACGCATTTCATCAAGAAGCAAAGTTTCGAACGCAGGATTTGAAAAATCAAGGAGTTCGAATGATACACGGTTAAGTGTTGAGTACTTAGCCGCTGTAACTGTATCGTATGTTGAAGTCATGCCTGTCTCAGATGGAGCTGCGCCTTCTGCAGTTACTGCAGTTGTAGGAGCTGTGCCCATCTTAGGAATGGTGAATGACAACTGTGGGACAACGCCTGCGCGTGTTACTGCATCGAACGCTGGGCGTCCTGAGAATGTAGTAGTGTCAAACATGTTTAGGTGGGCGGGCAAAGTCAGACCTGTATTTGTTGAAGTCGAATCATCGGCGGCTAAAACGACACGACGCGCTGCATCGTCTCCCATTGCTGCCTTGATTTGTGCACCGAGGTACTGTGCTGAAGTGATTGGAGCTGTGCGCTCTTTGACGTAATGTGATGCTGCAACTGTTGGGCGAGCCGCTTCTACTGCCGCTGCTTCAACTGCTGGAGCTTCTACCGGTGTAGATGTTTCTTCCACGACGGGCTCGCTTTCTGTTGTTGGGTTTTCTTCGACGAGAGGCGATTCCTCTGCGCGAATCTCTGTTACTTTAGCTGAGGCGAATGCCGCCTCTGTTACTAAACTGACTTCGCGTAATGAAGCCTTAGTAACAATTGTGTTGCCATTGCGTGATGGCTTTGATGCGATAATTTCCGCGCCCACGCTCAAGCCTGAAACCAATCCCTCCTGTGCAAGGATAAGGCTTTCAGAACCTGCGTTAGAACGGCTTAACTTAAAGGTTGCATAAATACCATCTGGGCGAACCTCTGCAGCTGTCATGCGTCCAACTGGCTTCTTCATGTCATGTTGCGAAAGAAGCTTAATCTTTGAGATGTCAGTAACGTCAATAGATCCAGCTTCAAAGACAACACCACCAAGGTTTGTGTTACCTACTTCGCCAGTTCCCATTGGCACAATTTTGCCTGAGATTTCGCGACGCTCTTCTGAGCATTCGATAGATGCGGCTTCGATGTATAGGGTTTCCATTTAGCTCATTCCTTCGCTTCCATTGGGAGTTAAATCTGTCATTTCCATAGCTTGCTCAATTGAGATAAGTTGAAGAGATAGGAGCTTCTCAATTACTGCTAATTCTGTTAATGGATCGCTCTTGAGGAATGTGTCATAAACCGCAAAGCGAACCTCATGTCCAGCAGTTGAAACGTCATCCATAGATAGGCGCGTCTGAATCGCTTGAATGTAAGGCTCAATAGATAACGCAAAGAATTGCTTACGCTCGTCTTGTACGTTCGCATAGGTCATTGTTGTGTTCTGGTCTGCTGAAAGGTAATAAGCGGGGACGTTGCACATGCGGGCAACCTGAGTCGAAAGGTTTTGAATTGCGTCGTTATAGAGCATTTCTTTAGGTGAGAATGCTACGGTCTGGTAATCCAGAGTCGAAGTTAAATAGGCTGTAGAGTTATTCTGACGGCTACGCTTCCATGCTGCGAGCAATCCTTGAACCTCTGCAGCTGGTAAATCTGCTCCGCTATTTTTAATGAAGCCCGCCGCTTGGGGCTGAGACGAATTGACTGCAGCTGCGCGCTCTACGTCAATAGCAGCCTGGATAGTACGAGAGCCGCGTTCGAGAATGCCCTCGTCGAATCCTTGAATAGTTACGATGTCTGCCATGTTAATAGGTGTTGCATCCATATAGTATTGCTGGATCATAATACCTTCTACGTCTGTAGTGAAGGTAATGCGGTTATTGGCTACCCATTCAAACGATGCAGGGCGTCCATCTTCTGCATAACGCTCTGTAACGATGAGGTATGCAACTCCGTACATTAGAAGAGAATCTACGATCCAAGTAATAGTTACGAAAGATGGCTGAACTTTTGAAAGCTGAGAAATCCAGCGAGGTGGGGCGATGACTTCCCCTGTTTTCTTATTGTAATACTCTAGCGGGATAGAAGCGACAGTACCGCAAATAAGGTTACGCGCTCTTGCTACCGATGGCACGGACATAGCCTCTTTGCGAGTGATGCGAGGCATGATCGCAGAATTAAGAGAGAATATATTCTCGCCCATAACCTGCGGGGCGTATTGCGCCTCTACGACTGTTGGCTTATTACGCGAGAAGATACCCATAAATGCTAATTATACACTACTCCGAGTAAATCATTGCGCTTTGCTGAGGTTTTGAAAGTGTCGAGACAACCATGGCAGTACTGATGGCGGCAGAGATGTCACCGGCTGACTTACGTTTAATAATGCGCCATGACGAGTCGTTTGTTTTAGCTGCGCAATTATTCATATTTTGTAACCAGATTTCAGAGCCATTGTGGACGAGGCGCTTGTTATCAAGGGCATCTTTTAAGTCCGTACACGCTTGGTAGAACTGCGCCCCAGAAATTGCCTCGGTCACTTGTCCTGCGTTTTTTAGGCGGTCTGCAATTGACTGAGTAGCGTAGGAGTCAAACCCAATACTTCTTGGACGGTATTGGTCGCACCAATTTTTAATATCAGCTGCAATCTTGAGTTCGTCTACCGAAACTTGACTTTCCCATGTTTGTGCAACGCCAACTCCAATTCGACCATCTGGGAGAATCTGCCCAATAACCAGAGACGCATTGCGACGAGATGGACTGACATCAAAGGCGAAAACCGTGTAAGCCCCGGGTGAAAGCGCCATGTTAGAGTCAGAGCATTCTTCCAGAGAACCATGAGTCCACGGAGAGCTGAGAGAGTCAATCCATTGACAAAGGGTTTCAGTTCTGGTGTTTTCAATAGGGCTAGTTGCAATAGCTTCTTCAATTGCTTCCTCCGTNATNGTATAGCCGAGGCTGGGGTTAGCCTGTGCCCAGCCTGCTCGGTCTGTTATCTTGCAATATTGGGGAGCTGAATACTCGTAAAATCCAAAAGACTTAGGAGGGTTCTCTAAAGCTCGTTCTCTAAGTTGATTGAGGACAACTGAGAAAGCATCTCCAGCGTTGCTTGTAAGGAGCGTCTGAGCGTTGGAACGTGCTCGCGTAGTTGGGATAGCAGCACGATATCCTTCTTCGCTAACTTCTCGAAGCTCGTCGATGTAGAGAAAGTCAGCCGTCCTTCCGCGAGACCCGTCTCGTGTGGCTGCAACAACGTCAAGCCTTGTTCCATCCAGCATTTCAATGCTTTCAGTTCCATTGGCGTATCTGATTTGCTTAACGAATCCTTTGAGGTGGTCATTGTTCTCCAATGCTGATGCTACTTGTCGGAAGGTGTCCAGAGCCATTGAGCGGTTCGAGGACATGATAAGGATGTTCTTACTATCCCACTTTAGCAGGTGAGCAAGGATAAGCATGCGAGCTAAAAACGTTTTTCCGTTTTGTCTGGAAATGAGCAACAGGTTCAGCTTCCGTATGAAGTTGCCACTCTTGTCCACGGTTAGCATGTCCTTAAGAACATACTCCTGCCATGGCAATAAAGGCTCTCCGAGTATCTCAGCCAGTTGTTTTACGTCATCGAGCTTAGAAGTTCCCTTGAGGGGCACGTTCTGTAGGCGTGGCTTTGTTGACCCCCTACGCGGTGTTTTACGTTCAGCTGCCATCGGGTTAATTACTGACTGGTCTGGTCGTAAACGGACTGTCTTGGACTATTTCCGAGCGTGTTGGGGAGAGGAAGGCAGAAAAATCAAGGGGGGTACGCATGCGCTCTAAAAAAACACCCTCTGAGGTCTTGCCCTTTTT